TGTCCATAAAGCACCCTCTAAATCGGTTAAGACCTCTGCATATAGCTCCTGTCTACCCATTGTGGTGTTTTCATAACGCTCTTTTAGGCTATCAAGGGCACTCTTTGCTAGGTTTTGTTCGTTCTCAAAGGTGCTTCCTCTTGTTATGTAGATGTCATCACGCTTTAGCAGGTCTGTTATTATCTTGATAGGTCTTGGTGTTGTTGTAATTACACACTGTGGGTTGTCTCCCAGACGTAATCCAAACATCAACTGGTCAAAGGTTTCTGGATATTGCCAAGCGGCTAACTCATCACACCATGCTCTGTGAAACTGTGAACCCCTTAATCTGTTAGGTTCTGTAGCAGAAAAGCCTATAATCTTTGACCCATTGTATAGATTTATCTCTGAACGGCTTACAGAATAGCCTGTCTCCCTGTTGTTATCTCTAAAGACTTCATCTGGCAGGATACTCATAAATCCACTGACCCCACCAAAACAAACTCTTCTGAGGTCTCCGAATGTCGGTGCTACCACTGCTGTGATTGTATTTGGGTTCTCGAAAGCAAATCTGATGCAATCTTCAGCACCAGTTCTGGTCTTACCCCACCCTCTACCTGCTAGTATTAGCCATATATTGTAATCTTTGACTGGAGATAGTTGCTTCCACCGTGCACCACTCGTCCAGTTAGTTATAGTTTGAAACGCTTTCTGTCTCGATACGTTCGGCTCTAACCGTGTCGAGAAGTCTGATAGCTTCTCTGAAAGTCTCGTCTGTGTCTGTATTAGTGTCAATGTTGATATTCTCTGTAGATTCACCTAATGCCAGTTTAGCCATCTTTTGTATCTTTAAAGACGCTGATGCCAAACTATCAATCTGATATGGAGATAGAGTTTCCTTGTTGTGTATGTTTGTAACCACCTTATCAAGAAGTTGCTTCGACACATTGATAATCCTATCGTCTATGGCAACACCCTCTAATGACAGCTTTTCACGCTTCTTTTTGCTGATTTCCTGCTGATATTTTACAATCTGTTCTTGCTGTTTAGCCTTCCAGTCACCCTGTTTAGCCATTTTGTACAGTGTATGCTCTGACATTTCGTACTTTTCTGCCAGTTGTGAGATCGTGGGAGACTGTAGATTTCCTTCATCATCAGTCCATCCGTTAATATAGTAATCAGCAATCTCTAGCTTCTGAGCCTGTGTGATTTTTTTATATTTCAAACCTTTGTTCGCCATTTTCCCCACATTTTTGCCAATTATATAATATTAATCATCATCATTGTCGATAAATTTTTTAAAGAACTCTTTATCCTTTGGTAAAAATACCTCGTGATAGGTCTTACAAGTAGGACAGGTAAGATTAGTAACCATACAGTAATCTTCGCTATCGTTTAGATCGTGATCTCCACCCCATATTAATTCGCCATTACAATGATAACAATTCATTCTCTCTCTCGTAGTTCAAAGGTATATTCCTTGACTAAATACTCTGATTTCTTTCTGAGCTTATTAATTTTAAATCGCCTGTAGTCTACATGATGATGGTCTCTGTTAAACTTTGTAGTAAGGCTAGTTACATCTGGGTGCATATCTACTAACATCTTACTCTTGTTATATGTACCCTCTCCTGCATAGAATTCTTCTGTATTACCCCCTCTTACTGTCTGTGTAGCTCTCTTACTTTGTAGAAACATATTAAACTCTGCCGTACATAACCCATCTTTTAGAATACGCAGGGATAGATCGGTGTCCTCGTTATATCGCCCTCTCCACCTATAGGGGATGTCATTCTTAATCAGTAAGCAGGAATATATACGAGTGTTGAACCGTACAGCAGGTCTGCATTCGTTTGCAGGACAGAAGTGACTGTAGCCTAGACCAGACTGTGCAATGTTTGTATATCTGTTTACAAAGTCCTCTACTATACGAAAGCAAGTACCGTCTGCTACTGGTATCTTACGGTTATTGTTAAAACGCTCGAATGCTTCTAAGTTATCGTCCATGACCCAATGCCACTCATGCCCATTCGCTATAGAGTGTTCCCATGCAAAGTTTCTCGCAGCCCCTGCACCAGTTCTGTTGTCGGTATCTTTCCAGAATACATCGTATTCATCCTTGTAAGACTGAGGAAGAATAAGTAACTGACTCTCGTCTACTAATGTTTTGTAATTACAATACTCATCTTTCTCCACAACCATGTAGAAAGGTACACCCATTCTCTTAAGTGCTTTTGATGTAGGATTACGCTCCCACCTGCCCTTACTGACAATATAGACTGGATATCTGGGATTGACTGGCTCTGTACAAACCCACTCTAGCTTGTAGTCTTTTTCCTTAAGGGGATACCAAGCTTGCTTCTCTGTCTCTCTTTGCAATCCATCAAAGACCTTTTGCCCATCATACAGGTGCTCTCTGACCTTTTCTTTGAATGTTTCATAGTCTTCTTTGTTTCTAAACTTGAAAGTAGCTCGTATCTCTGGCTCTGGCTGTACTTCATTATCGTAAGCAGGTAAGCCATCAAGCTCGTCTCTCCAGTCATTAAGTGATTCGTAAAAGCCAAATGTCTCTTGCTCCATCATTGATAGCACCGTGTTTTCATGTTGAATAAGAATTCAACCATGCCAATGTTCCCATATACACCCTGCTCTCTTATTTTCCTAGTAATTATCTGTGTAAAGTTGTGCTCAAAGTCTCTATGAATTACTAGTCCTACATCTGCCATGTTTGCCCAGTGTGCAGAGCCAGATACTTGATACAAGTCTGGTGGTGGTATTACCCCACTGTCGTTCCTATGTAATTTATGAGGATGTGCTACCATCCAGACAACAATCTGATGATTTCTCGCAAATTGCTGACATTTAGCAATGATATCCCTAATATGCTCGTCTTCACGCTTATTATAGTCACGCTCTGGACTTATTTGGTTAAATGGGTCTATCACTAAGCCGTTTATGCCATATCTAATCTTAGCAACCTTTGCTTTTTGCAGGATATACTCGATAGTCGGTATCGCATCGGTGTTTTCAATAAAACGAAAGTGATGATCTATAAAGTCTATGCCACTGTTAAGCTCATCTTGGCTCATACGCTCATATTCGCCTATATCGAATGGCTTACGCACTCTTTTCTCCAGTAATCGCCTTAAATGGTTAGGTGTAGAGTGCTCTGGAGAGTAAACAGCAAACTTCCATCCCAAATCTTCAGCTAGGTTCATCAATATCTGATCTAAGAAGTTTGACTTACCGTGATTTGGTATACCTGTGACCAAGTGGAATGTAGATGGCATAATCTTGTAGATTTCATCAAGCTTTTTAAATCCTGTAGAATATGCCTTCTGTGTCTTACCTTCATATATGTCCTGTACCATATCGTGATATTCTCTTGGTCTGTGGACACCTTCTATTGGGAAAGCTTCTGCATTTACCACAGCATCTATGACTGATTGCTTGCCAAGTTTCACTAGAGCTTCGTTTGCATCTTTGATTATTGTGCCATCTTCACTGTTTGGTAACTTGACCAAACGACATATGTCTTTACCAAATCTATGCACTAGCTCTAGCTGTAAAGCCTTACCTGCTTCATCTTGGTCAGTAAAGATAATCACTTCATCTGCATCAAATATCCATTCGCTCTGAGCAAAAGCTGAAAAACGCTTATCATCATCTGCATATTTGGCTTGTTTAGGTGCACCATTAGGTAAAGACACACAATTGTTGATACTGCATTCTGCCAGTGCTAGAACGTCCATCTCTCCTTCGACAAAGATAACAGACTTTTTTACTTTCCAACTTTCTTTGAGTCTGTCGATGTTGAATAAGGTCTGAAGTGCTCCTGCTTCCTGTGAGAACCTTTTATCCTTTGATCTGTGCTTAATATTTACGACTTTGCCATCATAGTAATATGGAAAACAAAGATTATTGTTCAGTGTGTACAAACCAAACTTTTCTGCTGTGACCCTGCTTATACCTCTTTTTTGTAGCCACAAACCTGCATTTTCTGATAGATCAGTGCTGATAGGACTTGTTATGTCCTTTGGTGGTGCAGGTCTTTCGAATGCTGTGACGTTATTTTTGTCGTTGAATCCACCCTGCCATTCGCAATGATGACAAGTCCATGTGATACTGTCTTTTGCAATGTTTACGCTCAACGGCATATCTGACTTCTTCTTTCTTAAGTGAGAGCATCTTGGACACCGTTCTTTGTGTTGACCAAAGCTGTAGTTACGAATGTGTAATCCTTCTTCTTTTGCTTTTTGTATAAAATCCATTATATCACCCTACCAGTTGGTTTAAGTTGATTCGTTTTGTTGGAGTTTCTTTCACAGTCTCCCATCTCTGCTGATTTAACCAAGTGGTGCAATGAGGTATAAACTTAACATCTTTGCCAAGAGTTATTTTATTATATTTTTCACATAACTTAAACAATTCTTCTTTAGAAATAGAGCTTTTAGTAGCCTTTAACCATGACTCAAAAGCTTTCTTCTTCGAACCACTATTGTTAGGATAGACCTTCCAAAACCTCTCGAACTCTTCTGTATACGTTAATGGTTCTTTATGATTGGTTATATGGGGTCTCACTGTGATACTAGGGGGGGTCTCACTCTGAGACTCATGGGTGTCAGTCTGATACCCTACCTGTAAAGTATATTGGTTACTCGTTTGACGATTTCCTCCTTCAAATTCAGAGTATCTTTCTTCTCTTATGACAAAACCAGATAACTCTAAATTATTTATAGATCGTATTATAGTTGCCCTGCTTAACTCAGTCATCTCACACAGCTTTTTAAAACTGGGAAAGCATTTATTTTGTTCATCGGCATAATTAGCTAACATTAACAAAACAAGCTTATTATTGCTTGACCCTGTTTTTTGTTTTGATGCCCAAGCTAAAGCAGACCAACTCATGCTACAACTTCCGTCCGTTTTTTCTCATTTAGCTTAAATCGCTCATCATAAGTCATATAGAAGTCGTGCCCAGTAACCACATTTTCAGTCGCATTAAATATTGTAAATGCGTCTTTATAATTTGGCATACGTTCACCTCGACACCACATCTCTACATTACGATGATTGAGA